CGACGCAGATGGTAATCTGCTTCATTTTGAGCTGTTGAGTTAGGATTGCCGGTTGAATGAGCGTGAATCTGACGATAGGGTTGTTCTCCGACCTGTGGCAAATTAGTTCTTAGTCTACTTGTATCAATATCCATTACTGTTCCCCTTTCCACGCATCATTCATTTGTTTGACCGCTGACTCAACGAATGTATCAAGGTCACGATCAGTCATGATGATATTGTACTTTTTGAGTTCTGAACGGATTTTAGTTCGTGCTTGCTCCAACTTTTCCTCGCCTTTAAAGCCAGTTTCGGATGCGACCTGCTCCACGGCATTGACAGCATTTTTGGCCAAGATTTCGACAATCTTGACCGTCTGTTCGCCACCTTTTTTGATAAGGTAATCTTTTACTGCTTTGATGATGCTGCCTGTCGCTACTGCTAAAAATCCTGTAACAAAAGCAATAATAATTTCGTTAATCTGTTGCATTTATATTTTCCTCCACAATTTCTAATGCTAGAAATTTTTCATACAATACCTTGATGGCTCCATTACCACCAAGTTCCACGTAACTTTCATAAAGACGAGACAATTCCTCAATCTCATGCTGATTGGTACTGCCTCGTCTAATGGCTTTTTTTAGGTTTTCTTGCAATCGAAAACGCTGTAATCTTTGAAGACCTTTTCCAATAACGTTCAAACCTTTGCTATTATCTTTGCCGATAGCCTCAACATTTGAGACTGTCTTTTCAATGGCGCTAATTTTATCAGATAAGAGACTGATTTGCTTGTCAGTCTCTTTTGTATTCTGAGTGCTTTTGAAGGAGAAATAGCTAGGAATGATCACGATTAGAATCGGGCTCAGTTTATCCAGAAATGCTAGTAATTCCAATCAGACCACTTCCAATCTACTATACAGAAACTCGAGTGGTTTCAAGATTACTTTCGTTTTTTTGTCCTTCCCACTTCCAGATTGCAAGATGACCATTTTGAGATGGTCCACCTTCAAGTTGTTTGAGAGATTCTCCTTTGTAGGTGAAAGTCTGATTTGTCTGAATCAAGACACGCTTGCCTTCGCCATTGATTTCAGCGTGTTCTGGATCTTCAACGACAAACATATCACCTGGTTGATAGGCCTTACCTTCTTCAGCAAATGGGAATAGTTCGACAAGTTCCTTGTAGGTTGTTCCGTAGGCGATTTTCTCGCCCATGATGGAATCTTGTGCCATAACACGTACTACTTTATCGATTTTATTTGCAAGCGCAGAAAGTCTATCTTGTTCGATTTTGTTATTCGCAATCTTCTGCTCAGCTTGTTCCAACTTCGCTTGTGCTTTGACGATTGCTGAGCCTGGGTCCAGTTCAGCCTTGATAATATCCAGTACTGCTTGAATCAAGACATCTTCTTGCTCAGTCGTCCGGTCTCCTGTTAGCTCACGCATGTTCGAACTGTACCGATTGCCTTCTGACAGACGGATTTCAACCACCGTCTTGATATTGTCGGCAAAACCTCGTGTATAAGGCTTGCTTGCTAGTTCGTAGTTATTAATTGCCATTTGTCATTTCTCCTCTCACTTCTTCAAATTTTGCTTTAAGTTCTTCATTCGAATCAATGATGTTTAAAATTTCATTGAGTTGTTTTTGAGTGATTTCATACAGCGCCTTGTAAGTTGCTGCATCGCTTGCTTTCAGTCCGATATCATCACTTAAATTTTGGATGATTAATTGATTAATTTCTTCCTTCATTTACTTTCTCCAATTTCTGATTGAGTTCTTGAATAGCCTTAATTAAATAAGGTACGAGTACGAAAACGTTATATGAATAAGCGCCATCTGGATTTTCCAAAAACGCTTCAGGAGCGTATCTTTGTACATCTTGAGCCATGATACCACACGAAATATCCTCGATTTTTCCGTCGTATTCCTTACGGTAAGAGTAGGTTTTCAGACGATTGATAACTTCCAAAGCAGACACCTTACTATCTTCAATGTTATGTTTATATCGTCTGTCAGAGATTTCTTTATTAACGGGTATCCATGAATACGAATTGTCAAAACGGTATAGGTAGATATATCCTGAGCTTTCTTGAATACGTTTAAACGATGGCGAGTGAATCCAATAGCCACCTTCTTTCGTGTTATCGTCCGTTATATAATAAATATTTCCGCTGACTTTCAAGTTCCCGTGAATAATAGGTGTATTCCAAAAATGAGCTTGATTGTAGCAATACATCTCTCCGTTGTTTTTTACAAACCACGCTGTATCACCGGGTTTCCCCCAATCATTTCCCCAGTTAACCCAAAGAGCTGTTTGGCCCCATCGTCCATTACCGCTTCCCATACCAACCTTAAATTGATTTTGACCAGTTAGCCAATAAGTGCTTGGATCTTTGTCATGCGTACCAATTTGGAAGCCACCAATCCGGCCTTTGTAACCTTCAAGTAAGGTTGCTGAGACCACTACTGACCGTAGCTTGTTGATGAAAGCATTCTTAGCAGCTAATGTGTCTGTGAATACATCACTTGCGACAAGCTTGCGTGCCAGGGCCGTATCAAATATCAATTTGTCTGCTGAAATCGAATTTGAGCGAATAATATCCGCATTCAGCGTGCCTACTTTGGCATCGCCTACAAATAAACGCTTGAAATAACCGTCTATGGCTGTGATTTCATCTAGAAGCGTTCTACCTTTTAGACGGATTTTAGCAGCTTCAATCAGAATGTTATTGCTATTCAGATTGATTTGAGAAGAAACCGCACCAGGTCCAGTAAGGGTTTGGATAGCGTAGGAATTATTCAGCTGTGAGACTTGAGTTTGAGTGACAACATCTTGTGTAGATGTGTTATCGCTAAATTTTTTAGGCAGTTTGTCGCCACGGATAAGTGATACCTTACCGATTGCGACTTGACCGTTCTTCATCAACCAAATTTCAAGAGGAAATTCTCTTGTTTTCGTTACCGTTTTATTGACCGTCATCGTACCTGTAATGATTTGTATGCCGGTTTTGTTGAAAGTCACTCGGTCAGACGCAATAACACTGTTATCGTTCCACAATTCAATTCCAAGCGGTGCATCTGGCAGTACATCTACCCATGCTTCAATGCGATAACTTAACTTCTCGCTATTCGTAAATGTCGAGGTGTTGAGTGGCAATGCGAATCCGTGATAGGCTACTTGAGATTTGCCAGTGGTTGTAATTCGTAGCAATCTAGTATCAGCTTGAACCTCAATCACATTCGCTTCAGGTTGCTTCTTTGTCCACTTGCTGAAGTTCGTTGGATCATATACCAGGTTAAAGTCATCCAAGAAATTAGATACACGACTAACTAGACCGTCAGCGGTCTGAATAACTTGTGAAATCGCTTGGTCTTGTCGTTGCAAGGTTTGAGTGTGTGATGATACGGTATCACGTACATCGTTAAATTCTACAACACTCACAATTTCAGAAGAGTTAACATCGTAGTCTGTCATGCGGTCAGAATGCTCAAGTTTCATACCGCAGATTTCAATGCTACCACTTCCGCTCTGACCGAATTGTATTGAGTTAGATACTGCATCAGCTATAAATGTGAATTGATATCGAACCCAATCTTTGTTCGAGATAGATTTGAATAATTTACGATTAGTATCATTCGTGGTCCATGCACGCATCAGTAAATTGACATTCTGACTTGTACTATTGCTAGATACTCTGGCCCAGCAAGACATGGTATATTTCTCGCCAACAACCAAATTTACTTTTTGACCGATGTCTTTATTTCCACCATTCGTATTATTAACGACACGCATACCTTTCTTGATAGCGGTATGTGGTGCATCTCTTAATTCAATAACATCTGTACGACCGTTACCACCTGACAAATACAGTCCCCAAGATCCGTTCAAGCTATCGCCTGATGGAATGATAGAAGAGTTCTGCAATAAGTTATCATTACGGATAACGTCTCTTAGTTTGGTTTCAATACGTGAGATTGTCTGTTGAAAACCGTTAACTGATTTATTGACTGTGTTCTGTACCTGAGTAGCGGTCTGAAAACCCTTATCATTAACCAATCTATCAACTTCTGTTCGTGATAACTTCTCAGTTATCTGACCAGCTTGAACCTCGATTCTGCTTTCAGCAATTCTCAACCTATTTGTCAGAGGGTCAAATTCTTGTTTAGTCACAAGCGTTTTGATTCTGTCAGTAATCTGAACAATTTTGGCAAAGTTTGAGTCAGACAAACCTTTAGAAGTATTAGCAGACTCAAGAGCACTTCTGGCTTCTTCTAAAGCTTCTTCTGCCGTCTGAGTAACTGTTGAACCGATAGCACGAATCTCTTCGATTTTAGACCGTTGGTCTTCGAGCTTCTCGTTCATGCTGCTATCAAAATTTGAAAAACGATTGTCGATTTCATCTGATAGAGCACGCTTGTTTTCCTCTGCTTTAGCTTTTGCAAGTTCGATACCGTCCGCAATTTCTTGTCTTAACAATTCAGCTTGGTGATCAAAATCTAAGTCTGCATTTTGAAGAGCTTTTTCAAGGGCAATTTCTTGAGCTGATTCTGTCACTCCAAGGATGGCATCAGCTGCGCTAGATAGGCCACCAGAAGCTCTAGAACCACCAACACCTGCCTTATCATCTAAAGTCAGAGAAATGTATTCTTCTTTTAAGGCATCGAACTCATAAGCAATAGCTTTCTTGAATGCATCGACATTATGTTTCCAGCTCTTGAGATTGACCGTATCACCCATGTGAACAACTTGCCCATCAAGTTCATAGGCTTCAATCTTGATAGCATCAGAGACCTTGTCAATGCCCTCATTTGAAAACTTAGCCTGTGCCCACTTCTGCAACTCTTCAACACTCTTTGCATTGTTGTTCTCATACTCTTTTTCATTGATATAAGGGTATGAGTTGATAAGAGGACTATCAACAGTCACTCTGATAGTCGTTTCTTTTTCGGCACCTTCAGGCTTGAAAGTTGACTTGGCATGGATTCTTGTAACAACATTCTGACTGTTTTTTGTGCGTTGGTAGTCCTTCAGATTTTTGTGCGTTGTAATAACAACACCACGATTCTCACCACGATTCTTCTTTATAGTCATCGCAAAGTTATCACGAACCAGCTCACCTTCCCACGTTCCGACGATACTATGCTTGCCATCAAGCAATACAGAGTACAGAGTTTCTGTTTCAGTCGTGTTGAATGTCCTACGATCCTGGATATCGCTATTAAAAGAAAAATCTCCCAAAGCGGTTTTGGTGTTTTGAGCCATCCGAGAAAGAGCTATGCCACAGCTCTGACTAGTCACACTTACTGGTGTGATAGAACGTTGCATCACATCGTCTGAAATGTGATAGGCTGTGATTTCCAGATGATCATTGTGTTCAATAGGTTTCTTAATGCGAAATAGCTGCGCACCAAGAACAGGAGTCGGCGCTTTTATCAACATATCTTCTTGAATAAGTTGATAAATACCAGAGTCAGAAATAGGAAATTTCACAGTTAAGGTGAAATCGCCATTCATGGTCTCTTTAACAATTGCCGAAGTTGCTTCATGAAGTGGCTCCCCATTCCATCGAACGGTTCTTACATCTTTATTAAGTAGATAAAGCAATTATGCCCACCCCCAAACCGTCTCGATTTCAATCGATTGAATACCTTGACCTAGAACAACCCCAACATTCTTCACTTTCGCTGGATCAACTGTGATAAAATCCCCTGACCATTTAACTAGCTTTCCTGTTGTGGTCTTAAAACTTGGATTGTCTGGATTGTTGACCATTACAAGCGATTCTGTGAGGTTTTCAAGTCTGATGACTTGTCCAGCAATCGTAAACGATGTTTCAGTAGTGCTCTGGCCAACGATTGTGATTTTAGGAAAGGCAAGAGCAGAGCCTTGAGTAGTTAAAACTCCATTTCTTGTTAATCTTTGTGTGTCAGTGGTTTTGAAGTATTTGGTAGGGTGACAAGTGAATTTCACATCTACCGTCCATGCACCAAAATCATCTTTAATAATTTTGAAATCATCCACTTTATAGCACCAATATTTCACGCTTGGCTCTTGTTCATTCTCCAACCAAAATTTTTCACGATTTAACAGAGAAGAAAAACGGTATAACTCTTCATCCGTTGGGTTAATTAAGCTGATATGGTAGCTTTTTTCAATCAATCCACGATGCCTATTTGATTGAACAATTGCACCACTGAGCCCATCATGTTCTAAAAGACTAGTTTTTGAGGAGGATACGATGACTTGTGGTCGTGTTTCAACCAGAA